GTGTGGTAGGGCATAGTAAGAATTAGGTAACTCTTAATATATTCTAAACGAAGTTTGGCCGAGTGTCTCTGGTTTTGCTAAGTTGAATTGCTGTAAACAAAGATAACCAAATGCGTCAAATGCGTGGTCAACTCCTAAATTTTTATTCGGCATACCCGTATTTGGTGCATAAGTTAACGTCCGAAGTGATTTTATTAGCTCTTTACATTTGGGATGAATAAATGTTCTTCGATCACCAGACGCATCAAATAATGCTGTGTTTACAGCAGTAATTTTATCTCTAATCTTCCAGGGAGCTTTCGGGCTGGATACGGTAAAGCCACTTCTTCGTAAAATCGTATGATCTGTAAGCCCAACTCCACTTGTTTTGCGAGCACCGCCCGTAGGGTCGGGACAAGTTATGATTCTTCGGTCAACTCCATACCGATTTACCACTTCTTCAGCAAAATCCCATGTGGTTGCACCCCCTCGTAAAATAATTTCATCAAAAACATACAAATTATTATCACTTTTTACAGCACATATGCCACAAAGAGGGTCAACGTTGAAATCCACCCCCATATACAGTGGCAACATATGTAAATCAGCAGCATCAGTCGAAATATTTTCGTCATCAAAGCTAATCGCCACCAATCCCGTTAGGTTTTCAAAGCTCGCTTCAAATTCCTGCCTAAATGTACGATTATCTAATTGACCTTTGGCCGCTTCAACTTCTTCTTTCGGAACATTACCCCCCTCGATAGTGGTAAAACTCCATCTCTTCCAATCTCCACTCTCATCTTCGGGTACATAACACCATAAATCGTAAAACCAACTTGCCGTTCCATCAGGTGTAGAAATAAATAACGCCCACCCCTGTTTATCAGCTAACGCAGGTCTAATAACTTCAGACCATACCTCTCTGTCCATAAATGCAGCTTCATCGAGAACTACGCCACTTAAACTACGACCTCTCAATGCCATAGCGTTTTCAGTACCCTTCAACTCAATAGTTGATTCATTTACTAATTCAATCTTCAAATCTGTCTCATTTTTAGACTTAATCCACTGCTTTGGCACTAACTTCTTCAATGTTTTCCATGCTATGTCCTTCGCCATTCGATAGGTAGGTGCACAATAAAAATATGTTTCTCCTGGCTTTGATATAGCACCTTTCAATAATTCAACACAACTTAAATAGCTTTTACCAAATCTTCTTCCAGCTACCAACACCCTAAACCTTTCATCAGCTTTGAACACCTCCCCCTGTGCCCATCGTAAACTTAACGGTTCTGCTACTGCCATATAAAAATAATAACCACTTTTACTATAACAGCAACTTATTTCGTGGTGTATCAGTAGGTTCCCTGCCTAATACAAAAATAAATTTTTTTTTGCAACTACACCCCCTAGTAACAAATGATACACGCTATTGTATAAACTACTCTTGTATATATAACAGCATCTGGTATAATAGAAGAGTAGGTAAGAGATTTATCTCTTTCCGAACCTTGAAAACTTAATTAATTTTTCCGCTATGGCAAAACCAAAAGCAAGGTATACTTTTTCAGGTATACAATCTCTTAATCTTTCAGATTATGGCTTGTCTGTCTCCCTCACAGATGGGGACTCAATCGAGTTTGACGTTAGGTCTGACGCTTTCCGACCTCTACTTGTAGAGGCTATCGAGAGTTACATTAGATGGAACGCCAAAGACTCGGACAAGCAAAAACTTGCAAAGCGTTTAGTTAAAGAGATGGAGGTCAAAGCATGACCATGATCTATAACCGTCCTAAGTGTTACGGCACCGAGTGGGACGCCTACGTAGATGACGAAGCCAACGCTAGAGGCATTGATCCAAAGGATCAGCAAGCCCTCGAGGATCTCGAAGAGGAACTCGAAGCGAAAGCCCAAGACTACTTTGACCAAGGCATGATCGAAGCAAATGAGCAATTTGATCTTTGACTCCTACAAGGAGACAAGGCTTGAAGAGATCGAAGAGGAACTTTATCAAGAAGATCCTCTCGATCCTCTCATTAGCAAAAAAGCCTACGAGCTACTCTTAAGAGAGCTCTATCACTAACCACCGAGGAGCTTCGGCTCCTCTTTTATTTCTTAACTGCTATGAAATTTACTATCGTCTATCTAGCCTTCATGATAATTACTATCATGTTTCTCGGAATATGGGGAGGCAATAAAAAGACTCCTTCTTTCGACTACTCAAGTATCACTTGGGAGGAGACAAGACCATGAGCGGTTATTCGAACCACGAAACTTCGAAAGTAGCTCTTATGTTGGCTAACGACTATGAGAGCTATAAGCTCGCCAAGACTTGTCCAGGATTTGAAGAGTTCCGCGAAAGATCAGGCAAAGATGAGTTGGACGGCGTCAAACTAGACGACCCAAGACTCAACATCAAAGAGCTTGATCAGACGATTGCTAACTTCTTTGAACCTTCCGACCATGACATGATGAGTTCCTTTGGAACAAAATGGCATGACGGCCTCTAATCCACGAGGAGCTTCGGCTCCTCTTTTATTCTTACTGCTATGTTAAAACTTAAAATTAATTCTGAAAATGGAGCCTTTGACCAGGAAGGCCAGGAAGTCGCCAGGATACTGAGAGGCCTGGCCGACCAGGTCGAACACCTGGACAAACTCCAGGAATGCCAACAACCATTGAGAGATCTTAATGGTGCTACAGTTGGCTACTACCAAACCTGGACTGAACAGGGTAAAAGCCAGGGAGCGGTGATCAGTTCGCCATACGCAACCTGGACACAAAACCAATTTCCAAATTAAACCTGGAGGCTTCGGCCTCCTTTTATTTCTAAACTTATGACAAACTCAAACGAAAGAGACTTTAAAAAAGTACTCGAAACACTAGACGCCAACGAAAAAGCAACAAACGGTACAATCGCCCAGCTGATTGATGAAGTGTTCGTACCACAAGCCCTGGCAGTTAAAAGCCTGGGAGAAAGCCTGGCAGCTTTGACCAAAGGCTTGGAAGGAACCCACCAAGGGACTTTTAGCTTATTCCAGGATACGGCAGCACTAATTCAAAAACTTGAAGCGAGAATACAAACTCTCGAAGAAAAAGTTGCACAATTAGAAAAATAACTGTTATAATATAGGAGAGGGAGTGATAAACCCTCTTCATGTTAAGACATGGGTGTTAGTTGGACTTAATGGGTAGGTGTGCCAGCACCTCCCATTTTTTTTTACTTGGAAACACCAGGACAAGACCAGGTAAACACCTGGAAACCGCCAGGTCAGCAAAATTGAATGCTTTTTTGCGATTTGCTCCCTTCAGAATCGCTTGTAAGCCTTCCGTTCCAAAAGTTGAATGTCTTAGTACCCTCGAAATTGAATGCAAAAGTCAAGTAAAAATATTGAATGTTAAAAAATTGAATGCAATTTGCAGCTGGTGGCAAAATTGAATGCTCGATCTCTGCCGAACTCATGTCGATTTGTCAATGTATCATTTGTTACACTGCTATAGTACACCTGTATTATACGAGTTAAGCTCTTCCAGATGCAGAAAATTGAATGCTATTCCTTGCTTTCGATTTGAATATTTAGCGAAGGTGGCATATTTACATTTACCGCTTCTTGAGTCTCTCCATTTGCTCGACCCAAAGAATCCAAAATCATGTGAGCAGTTTGCAGTTGGCCTTTTTTCAAAGCCGCATTAAACAATCTTTGTCTCATACTATGCAAACGAGAGAGTATGTCGGCTCTATCACGTTCTAAATCTTGCGAGTTCCATTCGGTCACTCTTTTCCAATCTGACCAAGCCGTTTTTTCAGCAATGCCCTCTCTTTGTGCGTGCTGTAAAACTAACTGTCTTGTAGATAAACCATCTAATTGTTTTGTGTATAATCTTTGGCAACGCTGTTCAATATGAGTTTTTGGATTACGCTTGCCGTAGATATTTTTAATTCTTTCTAAGTCTTTTTCTGACATTTCCAATAAAAAAGAGGTATTAAATTAATAATACCTCGTAAGTTTAATTATGTGAAAGAATTACTAACAATCCCAAGAATCCGAAACACCATCTTCCCATTCAACTCTCGTATGTTGTCTATCCATATCGCCTAAGTATCTATCTTCATCTTTCCATTTCTGCATTTCTTCGTGCGAATCGAAAGTGATTTGATACTTGACAATTTTTTCACAAGTAAACTCATAAGGATACATTTTCTGCCTCCATTTGTGCAATAAATCTTTGTTCGTTAAAATCCCAAATCTCCCCTAGTTTCATATCTTCTAAAAGATAATCTTTAATTTGATTAAGAATTGCATACCCTAAAGATTTTTCGTGGTTTTCATGTTCACAAGATTGATAATCATAATTGTTGACTATCCCAACTAAATAACCGCTTTGTTTATTTTCTATCCAATTAACAACACAATTAGAAAGTCTATATATATAAGAATCTCTAAACATATCGGTTGGATTAGAATATCTAGCATTTAGTGAGTTTTTGTTTTCTCTTAATAAAGTATTGAAAACTAATTCGTATAAATCATTATGAGAATTTTTTAAAAGTCTTTCAAAATGTTCATCTATATGATGTTGAAAATCGGCATAAAGTCTAAGAGGATCTTTACAATCGGTTCTAGTTTTGTAGTAAGAATCTTTATAAGCAATTCTCATTGCTCTTTTGTATTCTGAAGATTTGGAAGGGTCATCCCAAGTTTTACCACTTTTAATAAACCAATAAGTGGACAATGCATTAAGAGTATCGTCCGAACATAGATAAGCAGACATAGCGAATAAAATGAACTACTCCTATATTATAGCAGTTATTTTTTAGTATTGGCAATGATTTTGGAGAATTTTATAGAACTTCCTTTAGTTGATGCAAGAAAGAAAATATCAAATAATTTTATAAGTCTTATTTTTCTTTTAGTAGAATATTTTGAATATTTTATAAATGAAAGCATAGTAGTTAATAAAAACCATTGATCATTGAATGAGAGCTTAATCTCATTTGGATTTGGTTGATCTTGGCTTTCCTGATTTTTTAAAAGTAAATCTTTGATTCTTCCCATAGTTGAATGTTTTTTATCTATATATATGCTAGTATATTAGAGTAGTTAATGTCTAGTGCCTATGGTTAATTCAAGACGTTCCAATGAACTTCGAT